CATGTTATATCCATAAGAAAACACATGAACGATGTGTATTCTGGTCGCGTATCTGACGGACATAAAGTTGTATATCAATTTACTAACAAATCCCTTCCTGAGCTCGCTGTAGCTCTTATGAGCATATTCGAATGGTATCTTCCTGAAGATGAAAAAGAACTAGAGCTGCTTGACGATAAATCACTTTCAGATGATGCGATAGAAGGTGGCTTAAATGAGCTTATCGATAATTACAAAAAACACAACATAGGTAACATCTACGAAGAGATGGAAACAATACGTCAGCAGCTTAGAAATGGCGTAGCAGTAGATTTACAGCAGGTTGAAACTAAGATATTAAAGCTTTTTGATAAACTAGAAAATGTTGTACACGAAGCCGCAGGAAAACACAATAAGTTGTGTCAAGCGGTTGGAAAAGATCTTGACGAGCTTGAGAGAAAACTTAGAGCACTTCAAGAAAAAATAGACAACGATAATAAAAAACCAGATAAAATAGAAGCCGTATCATCAAACCTATCTAATCAAGATAAGGTTCATAGCGATTTCTATTCTTATTTGACGAAACCAAGAATCGAAATAATGCCCAACGGAAAGATAACTATTTCCTTTGGCGGAGATTGGCAAGACTTAGAAAAAGAAAATTTTCTTAAGGACATGAAGGCCAAAGTAGTTAACAAAAAATAAAATGGTTAACATTACGCTTGAACTTCAATCATTAAGGGCGATATTAGAGTCTAAGGGTTTAGATCCTGATACTGTCGATTCAATAGTCAGTAAAGCTAAAGAAGAGATAAATGGCGCAGTCGAAGAATTAGGCATGTCTGCGCTTGAATCGGCTATTGAAGCCGGCGTAGAAAAAGGATCTGATGAGTTTATAAATCAAGTTATGCTTGATAGAATAGGCGCACAGATCACGACTGAAACATTCAACACATCATTCACCGAGCCATCTAAACCCATGTTGCCTTATTTGCTGCAAGGAGCAAAACCGCTAAAAGACGGAAGTGGCGTTTATAAGGTAATTCCCGTTGGCTCTCCATCGACTTCTCCTAAACCAAGTATCGCTAGCAATATATATGATGCTTGGAAATATGAAAATACAAGAAGAATAGAAGCAGCTAAACAGAATTTTCAAAATATAGCGCCAAGAGGCTCAAAGGCAGAATTTAGAACAGCCACAAGCAAGCAGGACGCTAATACCCAATGGGTTATCCCATCTAAAGAGAAAGATTTTACTGAAGATCTCGGCCAAATAAATGAATCCTTTAGGGATCAATTGAGCGAAAGAATAAGAGACATAATTAAGGAATACGAGGATTCGTTCTAATGTCTTTTGTAATGCCAGAAATAGTAATAAGAAAGATAATAGATCAAGGTATCAAGAATCTTAGAAAAAATAAAGATGCTTTTGATGATTTGTTTGCCATGTTAACTGAGCAAGACTTTAGTTCTGACTATGGCGATGACTATAGAAACAAAATATGGAAATGGTTCTCGGAAACAAAGATACCAGTAATTCAAGCTTGGTCATTTAACGCACAAAAAATACCCTGTATAAGTGTGCATCTAGCTAATGAAACCGAAGATGAGAGTAAGGCCGCTATGAGCGACATAGCGGCGCTTTTTGATAATGAAGAGGGTGAAACTGGAACAGGTGTATTTACCGTGATGGTTGATATAGGTATACATGCTAATAGAGGTGGCGACCATGTTTTGTGGATGTACTATATCGTATCCTACATACTTTTTAAGAACAAGCTCACAGCGGAAAGATTGGGCCTAAAGCTCCACACTTATAGTGCCACAGATTACAGCAAAGATACCATGCACATGGCAGAAAACACGTGGACAAGATGGATAAGATTCAGGTGTACTACCCAGAATTATTGGATGGGTGACAAGTATACTGATATAGGCGAGATAAACGTAGAGCATACTGTAGACGGATCTGACTTAAATAGTTCAGAGGCTGGCATAGTTGCAAGTAAAATAAATGACGAAGATGATAGCGAAGGGGTTAATATTTAACCACTTTTTGAGTGTATAATAAATGTGAGGCTTACATGAAAAAGAAAAAAGAAAAGAATAGAAATCTTTTGAGCTTAGAACAAGAAGGCGTAGAAAAGGTAGACTTTGACACCTGGTATGCACTTAGAAAAGAATCTATACCTAAGCATCATCACAAGGAAGTATTAAAAGCTGATTTTAAAGGCAGAGGATTAAGCGGGGATTGCTCTATGGAAACCTTCGATAGAGCCCTAGCCGCATATGGCATAGTTTTAGGTTAACATTAGCTTATTAAGCATGTTATAATTTATTTACAGAATCTTAGGAGAAAAAGAAAATGGCAATAAACGTAAGTTTTAACGGAGCTACAATATACAAACCAGGCGCTTATTCGAAGGTCTCTATTGATCTCAGCGGTGGTTTTCCTCTTAGCCCGACTGGCCTTGTAGCGATACTTGGGGAAGCAGATGCTGGTGCACCTGGGGCTTCTGAAGTAAACATCGCAAATAATGTATTTAGTCCAGAACAGCTTCCAGAGATAAAGGCAAAATATGGCAGAGGTCCAATAGTTGACGCGTGCAACCTTTTGTTTGCTCCTGGCTCTGATGGTGCAATACCAGGCGGAGCTCAAGCTATATACATTTATAAAACTAACGCATCTGTTAGAGCTTCTCTTGCTCTCGCTGGTTCTTATGGTACAGTTCAAGCAAGAGAATGGGGTGTAGGCGGAAACAGAATAACTCTTAAGATAACTGGCTCCGGTGCTACTAGAAATTTAACGCTCTCTCAAAAAAGAGATTTGCTTGTAGAAACTGCAACCGTTGGTGGTAATGTACTTGTTACTGTAACAAATGCTACTGCTGGTTCTACTGTTTCTATAGACGATAACAACGTTGTTCTTTTTAACGGAACAAGCTCTGTTTCTCTTCCTAAGGCAAGTTTTGGCAGTGTTGCCGATCTTGCAGAAGCAATTAATTTGATCCCTTCTTGGAGCGCAGTTTTAACCGCAGGACAAGATTCAAGACAATCGGTCAATGTTCTTGACCACGTATCTTCTCTTGACGCCGTTTCTGGTGCAGCTCTTAAAAAAGATGCAGCAGAAGTTGCAGCCTTCTTTGAGGCATCTAGCATAGCATCTCTTGAATCTGGCGCTAAGGTAGGTTTGCCTGCTGCTCTTGCGGAAGCCGCATTGTCTGGCGGCGCAAAGGGCGCAACTAGCACTTCTGAGATAGTTAACGCTCTTAGTAAGTTTGAAAAAGTAAGAGTTAACTCTGTTGTGCCTCTTATGTCTCGCGATGCGTCAGACGATGCAGCAGACGGACTCACTGAATCTGGGTCTAATTACACTATAGAAGGAATACATCAAGCTGTTAAGACACATCTTAGCTTGATGGCTACTACTAAGAAGAAATCCGAAAGACAAGGATATCTTTCGTTGAAGGCCGATTACGCTGATTGTAAACAAAGAGCGCAAGATCTTGCCGCGGCAAGAGTTCAGCTTGCAATTCAAGATGTTCGTCAGGCTGATAGTGATGGCGTCATAAGATGGTTTCAACCTTGGGCCGCAGCTTGCTTGCTCGCAGGCGCAAGAGGCGGATCGCCAATCGGTCTTCCTATGACCAATAAATATTTCAATATGAGCGGCATACGCCAAACAGGGCAATCTATGTCAACCGCAGAAGCGGATATAGTTCTCGACTTTGATCCTGATACTCAATATGATGATGCTATATCCAGCGGTATAAGTTTCTGGGAAAGACCGCAGTCTGGCGGATTTCGCCTTGTAGTCGATAACACTACTTACGGAAAAGACGGAAACTGGGTATATAACAGAGCTAACGTTCTTTACGCTGCCGATGTTCTTGCATATGATTTCAGAAATCAGCTTGAAAATCTTTATGTCGGTGTTAAAAACACCGTTAGTGCTGCAGAAGTTAAATCTACTTGTGAATCTATACTTACAACGTATTTAACTCAAGGTATTACTGTAAGTACTGCAGATGCTAAAAATGGCTTTAAACAACTCGTAGTGCAGATAAATGGCAACACGATAAACGTTTCTGTTGTTGTTAAGTTAGTAGAAGGAATTGATTTTGTTCTCGCAGATATAACCCTGCAGAGAGCACAGCAATCCGCTTAAGATATTAAGGCCGGGCGTTATGCCCGGCCTTTTTTCATGAAGGTGTAAACATGTCAAATCGCCCAGACTGGTCTCAGTGGATATTGCAAAAGAACAACGAAGCTAAGCAAGAAGAGCTTAGAAAGAGCGATTCTGTTTGTAAAAAATGCAATAAAGCTAAATGTAAATGCCTTAAAAAATCTAAAGACATGGCAGGCGATAAAGTAGACTCAAGTATGTTAATGTCTGAACTTGAATCTCTTGAGCATCATATAAAAGAAATAAGAGAGCACATAGATCAAGCAGAAATTGCTCCTGATTGGGTTAAAGCTAAGGTTTCAAAGGCTGCGTCGGGATTGTCTGATATCGCCCATTATATAATGGGACTAAAGGAAATTAAAAAGGGTGAATCTGCTGAATTAGAAAAAGCCTTAGAAGGAGCAAGAAATCCTAAAAGAGGCGATCCGATGTTCGAACCTACTCATCTTCGCGAATGCGCTACCTTAAGTCATGAAGATGCTAAGAAGAGAGCTCATCAAGTAGTTAATGGTGCCAACGCTAGACCAATTACCAAAAATAGAGCTAGACTAATGATAGATAGAAGCAAAAATGTACCTCATCTTCTTCAGGGGATGACTAACTACATGCTCGCACACCCTAGCGAAAACTTAAAGGTCGGCAGAGGTGTTGGGCCTAGCTTACCAGACGAAAGAGACGGCGGTTCAGAAGCAGCTTAAATTTATTTTAGGTTAGTTTCGAAGTTTAACTCTTTTTGTGTTATAATTATAAAGTTACAATTAAGTAACAAAATAGCAAGGTAAAGGGAACCGCAACCCTAAAGGAAACAAAATGGCAGACATAAAACCATCTTTTATAACAGGCGCGTCAGCAAAGATAACCGTAGGTGGTAAAACTTTCGCATACGCAGCTGACGTATCTTACTCTGTGGCAGTTGACACGATCCCCATAGAAACAATGGGTCGCTATGAAGCTGTGACCAACGAACCAGTTAACTACTCTGTAGCAGGCGAACTTAGCATAGTTAGATATACTAACGTAGCATCTGGTTCAACTGGAAACAATCCCTTTGGAACCGCAGATGGAACTGGAAACGGCGTTAAAGCATCTGGCCTTCAAGGATTCTTTGATCCTGCAAGTATATTAGCTTCAAAGAGCGTAGATATAGTTATATATCAGAAAAAAGCAACAAATACGACTACTGGCAGCGGAGCAGCTAGTAGTTCTGCAGTTGAGACTGTTAGAATAGGAAGAATCATAGACGCAAGAATGAACCGCTTGAGCGGCGGTATCAACAAAAGAGGCATATTGGTTGAGCGCATGAGCTTCGTAGGCATCCTGTTTGACGGCGATGATTTTGACGCAGGTAAGTCTGCAGATAAAGATCTTTCGACCTAATAATTAATGCACAATATTAAAGCCCTGCCAGTAATGGTGGGGCTTTTTTATTTACAGTAATGCGCGACAGTTTTTATGGTATTATTTAGTGAGAGGTCATCGTGGCAGGTGTAAAACCATTTTTTATAACGGGCGCAAATGCAAAGATAAAGATAAACGGTAAAACGTTAGCTTTTTGCACTGACCTTTCTTACTCAATACAGATAGCGCATCAAACGCCTAAGGTTCTCGGCATGTACGAAGGCTCTTCTGTTGAACCGCTTGGATATACTGTATCTGGCTCGTTCAGCGTAATTAGATACACTAAAGATGCCGCAATGGCGACTGGCGCTGATTCTACGCCGTATGGCATATCCGAGAACGACGCGGGTAACGGAGTAGGCAACATGGGTTCTGCATGGGGTGGCAAGTTCGGCGATTTTCTTAATAGGAACGGCATAGGTAACGACGGCAGGACTAACGAAGCACTAAATCCAGGTTTGCTGTCTAACGGTACGACGTTTGACATACAAGTGTATCAAAAGGTTCCTGGGCAAGGTGGCGAGGCTGGAGGTTTCTTTGGCGCTACTCAAAGAACCATAAATGCTGTAAGTGATATATTGACAGGCGGAACCGGCGTAAACGGTTCTGTTCCTGGATTAGTAGGCGTAGCTAACATAAGAAACTGCAGAATAACTCAAGCTGACTTTAGTATATCAAAAAGAGGGGCTGCCATGCAACGCTTTAACTTCGTTGCGCTGTACGCAGACGAAGATAGTTTTGTAGCCGACTTCAGCGGAGTCGGGCAGCAGTTCGAGGGATAATACATGCCAAAGGGTTTTAACAACGTACCGCCTCCAGGTCAAGGTTTACTAGATAACGTAGTTGGCGGAAATATAGGTGGCATATTCTCTACTAGACCTACTGCCAAATACGCAAGCGGCGCTAGGTGCATACTTAAGATAAACGGCGTCATAGTAGGCTTTGCATTTGGCATCTCATGGAGAATAACTACAGCCGTGACAGAGATCAACGCCATAGATGATCCTTTCACCAATGAGTTAGTTCCAACAAGATGCAGAGTAGAGGGATCTATATCCGCTCTTCACATACCTGGAGTTAGTGCCGGTACTAAAGGCTGGCAAGCCAATGCTTTATCCTTCTTGTTTCAAAAATATATACAAATAGAAGTTAGAGATTCAAAGACAGACGAAGTTTTATTTTTAGCTTCTAAAGCCATGATAGTCTCAAGGCAGGAAGAGATAAGAGTGGATCAGCTAGCCAACGTGACTTTGACTTTTCAAGCCATAGGTTGGCAGGATGAAAAGGTCCCGACTATACCTGAAGGATATACTTCGGACGGTAACTCAAACAATTCTCAAATCGGACAACCTAAAAAGACGCCAGCTGCAAATTTCAACGATATCACTCTCATGCCTACTATGGGTGGCACGATGAAAGGTTAATTTTATACACTTTTTGATATCTTTACCATATTAAGGTATAATTAAAAAGAGGTTTATTATGGATTTACCGAACAAGGAACATGTTTTTGATTTTCAGCACACTGGTATAGACACCGGTAAAAAATACGAAGGCAGATTTACTGTCTTATGCGTACTCAACATGGGACAAAAGCATAAACTAGAGCTTGAAAAAACAAGACTTCTTGGTAATTATCAAAATCCAACAGACGGTCTTCTTGGTATGGCTATAATTTTAGCAACTCTTAGAACCAAGATAGTTGATGCACCTGAATGGTGGAAACAAAGCGTAGGCGGTACTTTAATAGAAGACGAAGACGCACTAGTAGCACTTTTTGATAAAGTAGCTGCAGCCGAGGAAGAATGGCGCCAGAAGATGAAAGAGAAAAGTCAGAAAGCGCAAGAGACTTTACAAGCTTAATAGATCAGATAAGAACCGTAGCAGCAGCTAACGCACGTTCTGATCTCTCTGACGAAAAACAATTAATACTTTTTC